CTTATCAATCAAGAGGTCATGAAAATGGGCTACGGCTACGAATATCCAGCAGCAATCATTATTACCGATACGGCTGCCCATACAGGCAGATTTGGTAAGGTGCATTGCCTGACAGACGCAGAAGCAACCTTTGTTGCTGAGAATATTACTGAAAATGGTTCTGCAACTATTAACGGCATTACAATGAAAGCATCATCTGAAGTTTGTGGAGTCATAACAAGTATCACTCTTGCAAGTGGTCAAGTAATAGCTTATAGATTATGAGTCTTGCCAATGCACTAAAAAAAGCTGCTAGTGCTTCACTGAAAAAACTTGGTGGCGATATAACCATAAAAAAAATTACTACTGGTACATATATAGCTGCTTTTGATGATATTGCTGTTGTTGATAATATTACAAATGTTGATGAATTTATAGGTGGTGTTATAGAGGAAAGTATTGAAAGTTTTTCTGTTAAGGGTGTTGTAAGTAATTTTTCTCGAAATGAGGTAAATGATCTAATTGAGTCACAGGATAAAAGACTGACAATATCAGCAGGAGATTTATCATTTGTACCAACTACAAAAGATAGAGTTGTTATAAGTAGTGTTGAGTTTAAAATTATTCAGATAAACACAAATGAACAAAATAATACACCAATAAGTTTTGATCTTATTTTGAGGTAGCTATGACAAGACAAATTAGGATAGATCAGATTCCAGATGTAATGGAAGAGGCTGTTATTGATCTGGTGGCTGCAACTACCCTTGAGTGGACTAGACGAGTGAAGAAGGCTACACCAGTTGATACTGGTAGGCTACGGAACTCATGGCAGACAGAGATAAAACCAACAAGCGGAACCATAATCAACAATTTACCTTATGCAGAACCTGTTTGTTATGGAACTAACTTGCCACCATCATGGGGTGATCGTTTTAGAACAAGACAAAAAACTGTTGCTGGTTTTCCAGAAATTATTGGAAAAGAGTTGCAGCAATGGGCGACTGATGAATATAACAAAATTAAAAGGAGAATATGATGGCTGCTGTTGATTTAAATGCTGTTAGATCCACAATAGAGGCTAGGTTAGCCACAGAACTTGCTTCAAGCCCAGCAATTTCTGTTGTATTTAATAATATGACCTTTGACTCTACAACGGAAGATACGTTTGTTCAGTGCATCACAAGCTTTGGTGCTGGTCAATATCTAACGATGGGAGGGACAACTGATTCAGATAATAATGTTGTTGGTCTAGTTTTATTAAATGTATTTACAGAAGAAGGTCTTGGGGCAGGGTCTAACTTTAAAATTTGCAAAAGGCTTAGAGACTTATACAATAGGGTGACTGTATCTAATGTAATTTTTGATTCACCTGTAGGGCCTGAGATACTTACATCAAGTCCAGAAGGTAAGTTTCAAACACAAATTAGAATTACTTTCAACATTTACGAGGATCTTTAATCATGCCAAAACTTGTTATCACTGAAGAAATGCTTGACGCTATCGAAGTTGTCAAAGGTGTAAGAGATCCTCAATTATGGGATCCTAATTGTAAAAGATATATGGAAAATCAACAAAATTCTAAAAAAGATGTAAAAAATGCAAAAAAAGGTTAATATAAAATAAATACTTTCTTTTTGTTATGGCTGCTGTAAAAGGTGATGTCGGTAAAATAATGTTCCATAACGCTGCTGGAACAGAAGCTGATATATCTGGTCTTAGAAATTGGTCTTTATCAATTACCAAAGATACTCAAGAGACTACAATCATGGGTAATACATCAAAGACTTTTGTAGGTGGTCTAATCTCTGGTGAAGGTTCAGCAACCCTTATCTATGATAATAATGGCAACTCAGATTATCTTGCTTTTGTTGAAGATATTTTAACTACAAATGATACTGCTGACGCATTATTTGAATTATTCCCAGATAGTTCGGCAAGTGCTAAAAAATTTGGTTTTTCTGGCATCGTTACTAATGCAGAATATGGAGCAACACTTGGGGAAATTCAAGAAATAAATATCACTTTCCAAACTTCAGGTGCAATTACTTCAGACATATAGTAAATTAAAAATACTTCGCACTTAATTTATGGCAGAAAAAAGAACCCTCGACCTTTTAAAAGAATCATTTGATCTTTCAAAAAGGCGTAAATTTGACGTTAAAGATGATAATGGTAATGTTGTGGTCAGTTTATATTTTAAGGCCATAACAAGGGCTGACAGAGCTAGAGCAACGCAAAGGGCTGGTAGTGATGATCCATTGATTGTTTCTACACATATGCTTTGTCAGTTGGCAGAAAAAGAAGATGGCAGTAAAGCCTTTAATCCAGCAGAATTTATTAATTTACAAAACGAGTTACCAGAAAATGTCCTTAATGAGATTGAATTATTTTTATTTGGTGTAAATTCAAATATAACCATAGATAATGTAAAGGAATCCTAAAGGGGGATAACTGGCTAAACTTTGAGTTTTTCCTTGCAACAGAATTGGGTAAGACAGTAAGTGAACTAAGAACACAACTTACAGATGAAGAGTTGATATTTTTTGCTGGTTATTATGAATTAAAGTATGATAGAGAAAAGAAACAGGCTGAAGCGGCAAAACGCAAAGCCAAGTATAGTTAAAGGAGTTATTGTTTAGTCGTGGCAGTCTCTAATGTAGAACTAAGAGTTAATGCTACGCAAGCGATCACAGCGTTAAAGAATGTCGATGTACAGGCAAAGAAATTTAATCAGACTGTAGGTGGTACAAGTAGTAAGTTAAAAGACGCTAATCATGGTTTAAGGATATTACCAAAAGGATTTTTTGGTGCTGGTAAAGCTGCAAATGGAGCTTCACTTGCATTTAAAGGGGCTGCTGCTAGTCTTGCCACTTTATTAGGTCCAATAACTGCTGGCATTACATTAGTTGCTGCCTTTGGAAAAGTATTTAGCACGTTAGCTGCACAAGATTTTGCTTCTGCTAAAGTTAAAACTCTTGGTGTTGATGTAGACACTTTAAATCCAAAACTTGCAAGTTTAACAAATCAATTAAGTGGTCAAGTTTCACAACTTGATCTATTAACAGCATCTTATGATGTAGCTTCCGCTGGTTTTGGTGAGGTAGCAGAACTGACAGAAGTATTGAAAGCATCACAACTAGGAGCAACTGGTGGGTTTTCTGATTTAGGTACTGTTGCTGATGCTACAACATCTGTATTAAATGCTTATGGTTTGGAATCTAGTAAGGCTGCAAAAATAGTTGATGGCTTTGTGCAAACACAGAATGATGGTAAAATTATTGTTGAACAATATGCACAACAGATAGGTCGTCTTGCACCCATAGCGGCTGGTGCTGGTGTAGGAATAGATGAACTTAATGCCGCTATATCTAGCGTAACTGCAACTGGTGTTCCTGTTGAATCTACCTTTGCTGGACTACGACAAGTTATTGCTGCGATACAAAAACCAACAGGTGAAGCGGCCAAAGCTGCGGAAAAGCTTGGTATAGACTTTAGTGCGGCTGCACTTAAATCGAAAGGTTTAGGTGGTGTTCTAGAGGAAATTATTGATAAAGGTGGAGCTAGTGAAGAGACACTAGCTTTATTATTTGGATCTGTTGAAGCAAGAACAGCAGTACTCCCATTACTTAACGATCAGCTTGTTTCATTTAATAAAAATTTAGAAAATCAAGCAAATGCTCAAAATGTTGCTGCTAAAGCTGCATTTACAGCATCAAATACAATTCAAGGACAACTTACTAGATTAGGCACAGCGTTCACAAATTTAGCTGGAGAGGGTTCTGAATTTGGTGCGATCATAAGAGAATCTCTAAAAATCGCTGCTGTTACTGTTGAGGCTTTAGGGGCTGCATTTAAGCTTGTTCTTGCACCAGTTAGGGCTATATTCGCTGCTGTTACAGAAGTAGGAAAAGCCATTGCAGAAGCTATAGGTATGGACGCAACAAGTGTTGTATTTGATCTAGAGCAGAGTTGGATAGCAGTTAAAGAAGGTGTGACCGCTTTTTCAGAAAGCGTTATTAAACTTGGTACAGATGTAGGCACAATAATAGGTAATATGGTTCGTTTTATAGTTAAACAATTTAAAAAAGTTGTTGATTTTGTAGATAGAAATCCAGTTTTGAAGTTTATTTTTGGAAGAGTTAAACTACCAAAATTAAATGTTGAATCGGTTGTTAAATTAAAGGAAAATTTTGAAAATACTGCTGAAGCATCAAATAAAATTGTTCAAAGCAATATAACAACTGGAATAACTTTAGATCAAAATATTCTAAAAGCTGAAACATTTAAGACATCAATAACAGAAGCAACAAATGAGGCAGATGACTTAAAAGAAAAATTTATGGAGATAGGACAAGGAATTGAAGATGGTATTGTGTCAGGTCTTACTGATGCGGTGATGGGAACACAAACTTTAGCACAAGCAGCTATTGGAGTACTTAATAATTTAAAAAGAAAACTTGTTGAAGTTGCAATGCAACGTGCAGTTTCTGGTATTGGTAATTTCTTTGGAAATACTTTAAGTGGAATATTTGGTGGAGGAAAAACAAGTAATTATTCAGACGCATTTAAGACCAGTTTTGACACGAGCCTTCTTGGTTTTGCTAATGGTGGCAGACCACCTGTAGGGAGAGCTTCACTTGTTGGTGAGAGAGGTCCAGAACTATTTGTTCCTCGTACTGCTGGCACAATTATTCCAAACAATGCAATCGGTGGTGGTAATACAACCAACAATATGATTACTGTAAATGTAGATGCAACTGGTAGTTCTGTTCAAGGAAACGGATCAGAAGCCGATCAGTTAGGCGGTTTGATTGCTTCTGTAGTGCAGGCAACTATAATTGATGAACAAAGGGCAGGGGGTTTATTAAATAGATAATGGCTACTTTTCCATCAATAACTCCCACTTATGGGATGAGAAAACAAAGCAAACCAAAGATAAGAGTTACTTCTCTTGGTGATGGTTATGAGTTTAGGGCGTTATATGGCCTTCCATTATCGCAAGATCCAAAAGTATATGATCTAACTTTTAACGTGTCTGAGACTGAATCAGATGTTATAGAAGCATTTTTAAGAAGTAGGGTTGCAGATCAAGCAAGTTTTACATTTACACCACCAGCAGAAGGGTTTAGTGCAAAGACAGGTACTTTTGTTCAATCAAATGGAAGTGGGGCTGCTGGCACCGTTATCACTGTTACTTTTACAAATCATGGTGTGGCAATAGGTGATGTATTAACAGTTGACTTTAGTTCTGGTCCAACTGATGGATCATATGTTGTCGCTTCTTCTGCTGATGCCAATACTTTCACACTAACTTCAACAACTGCTGATAGTGCATTAGTTACTGCTGCAACCAATGTTGACTTTACACTTTCTGGAGCTGGTCAATATGTTTGTGATTCATGGACAAAAACTATTCCTTATAACAATAGAGCAATAATAAATTGTTCTTTCAGAGAGGTATTTGAACCATAGATGGCAATTCCTACAAGTGCACTCCAAGAATTAACAAATAAGTCAATTATTGAATTATATTCTGTTGAATTAAAACCTGATATACATTATACAAAAACAGCAAAAACAGCTACATATGTTCAATCATTAACAACTATCACAATCACACTTAGTAGTCATGGGTTTTCTACTGGTTTAATTTTAAGTCTTGATTTTACTTCAGGTAATGGAATTGATGGTATTTATACAATACAAACAGTTGCTACAAATACTTTTACAGTTACAGGTACAACATCACAATCTACAAGTGGTAATGTTTCTTTCAATGTTAATGCAACAATAGCAAATCCAACTGTTTATTTATTTCATAGTGGTAATAACATGAAAGATAGCTTGGACATTATATGGCAAGCAAATACATATTCAAGGATGCCTGTAAAAGCTGAGGGTTTTAAATATTCTGGTAAAGGCAAATTGCCAAGACCGACTTTAACTCTTTCTAATCTTTTGGGAACTATCACAGCAATATTACAGTTAACAAATCAAACCACACCATTATCTGATCTTGCAGGGGCAAAAGTAACAAGACGCAGAGCATTAAGTAGAGATTTAGATGAAGAAAATTTTCCATCTAATGTGAATCCATACAAAGTTGGCTCAGTTGATCCTTCAGCAGAGTTACCACGTGAGGTTTATTTTGTTGAGAGAAAAACTACTGAAAATAGAAATATCGTTCAATTTGAACTTGTAAGTAGTTTTGATTTGTTTGGTGTTTCTGCACCCAAAAAACTTGTTACTAGAGCGGACTTTGCAGGCGTTGGAACATTTGTTAATTTTTAATTATGACTTGGAAAGAATCTTTTAAAAAATATGCAAAAGAACAAGCACCAGAAGAGGCATGTGGTTTGCTTGCAATAATACAGGGCAAAGAAACCTTTTGGCCTTGTAAAAATTTAGCAGAGGGAAAATTTGAGTTTTTTATACTTGATCCTGATGATTGGGCAGAATGTGAAGATACAGGAGAAGTTATTGGTGTAATTCATAGTCATCCTGTAGGTGCCGCAACACCTTCAGATACAGATAAAGCAGCCTGTGAACATCTTGGGTTTCCATATTACATTTACAGTATTGAACATAATCATTGGGAATTGTTTAAGCCTTCAGGATGGAAAGCACCTTCATTAATTGGAAGAAAATTTATCTGGGGAAAATATGACTGCTGGAGTATAATTTCTGATTGGTATTTGGAAACAAAAAATATAAAATTAATGGATTGGAAAAGACCAAAACGAATTAAAGATTTTATACAAAATCCAGAGTTTGAAAAAGCTTTGCCTTTAGGTGGATTCCAAAAACAAGAGTCTAATAAAAATATAAAAGTTGGGGATGTTTTGCTTTTTCAATCAATAACTGGAAATCTTGATCATGTTGCTGTTTATATAGGTGATAACATGATATTGAATCATAATATAAAAGCTTTGAGTTGCAGAGAACTTTTTGACTTAAGATACCAACAAGCATTAAGAGGAGTTTACAGATATGCAGCTTAAAAAAATAAAAGTTTATGGAAAATTAAGGCAATTTTTAGGAAAGTCATATTTTATGGCTGCTGTAAAGTCACCACAGCAGGCTATGAGTTTTTTAGTCGCAAATTTTGAAGGGGTGCAAAAACATATGAATGATCAGATTTATAAAGTAAAGATGGGTGGCAGGATTATAACAGAAGAATATTTATCAATGACGGGGCAGGGTGATATACAAATTATTCCAATAGCTACTGGTGCTGTTCCTGTAGTTGTCGGTGCTTTGGCTCTTGGTGCTGGGGCTGCTGCCGCTGCAACAACATTAACAGGAGTGGCAGGGTTTCTTGTTGGGTCTGTTTTAGCAACAACATTAACAGTTATTGGTACTAACATGGTAATAGGAGGTATTAGTAACCTTATGGCACCACAACAACCAGTTCCTAATAGTTCTGATATAAGTGAGATTGACCCAAATGCAAGAGGTTCATATTCTTTTACTGGTATACAGAATGTAAGTAGTAGTGGTGTTCCGATACCTATAATTTATGGTCGTGTTTTCAGCGGCTCGATTATAATAAGCTCAGGCACTGATTCAACACAAATAGTTAAAGAAGTTTAAAAATGCCTAGATTAGTTGATGACCAATTATTTGGAACTGATAGAAAGGTTGTTGATCCTGATTTACCTAGTGACAGTCTAAGAAGTAAACAATTTGCAACAGTAGTAGATTTACTAGGCTATGGAGAAATTCATTCAGAATTAGATGAAGCAAATATTATAACAGACGGTGATCATAGCGATTTTCTTCAAGTTTTACAGAACAATGAATTTAAAAAAAATGTTTTTCTAGAAGGTACTTCATTAATAAATGAAAATGGTGAAGTAAATTTTGCTGATGTAGAAATTGAATACAAAAGCGGTAAAAGTAAGCAAAGACCATCAAAACTAATTAATGCAATAGAAAATACTGTGATTGTTGGTGTTGAGGTATTACACGGAACTCCTATAACAAGATCTATAACTGACACAAATATAGACAAAATTAGAATAACTCTACAAATACCAATTTTACAAAAAGTCGATAAAAGCAAAGGGGAGGTCGTTGGAACAATGATAGATGTATCTATTAAAATAACTGAAAATGATGGAACAGTAACAAATATTGTTGAAAGCGACAAAATAAGAGGCAGAGTAATAAACCCTTTTTTAAAAGATTATGAAGTAGTTTTTCCTCAAGACAGAGATATGAGTTTTCCAATCGATGTAACTGTTACAAGAAATAGTAAAGAAAAATCAAAATTTTCAAGAAAAGTAAATTGGCTATCCTTTACAGAAATTAATACAGACACAAGTGCTTATCAAGGTTTTGCTTATGTTGTTTTAAGATTTAATGCTCAGCAGTTTCAAAACTTTCCTAGAAGAATGTACAGAGTCAAGGGTACTAAAATTCTTGTGCCAAATGGAGCGGAAGTTGATAGTGATAATGGAAGAGTTGTATATCCAAAGGATTATATTTTTGATGGTACTTTTAAAACAGACATAAATGGAAATCTTAGAAAAGTATGGTGTTCAGATCCAGCTTGGATTTTGTACGACATCTTGACAACTGATAAAGGTTTTGGTGGGGAAAATGGGATTATAGATCCTGATACTTTAGATATTTATAGCTTTTTTGCAGCAAGTAAATATTCTAGCGAATTAATAACAGACCCTATTACAGGTACTGAGGAGCCAAGATTTAGCTGCAATGTAATTTTAAATCAAAAAAATGATGCTTATTCTTTAATTAATGATTTATGTTCTGTAATGAACGCCATGCCTTTTTACAGTAATGGTAGTTTACAAATATCTCAAGACAGACCAACTAACACATCAACAAATACATCTGACCCGCAATATATTTTTAATAATTCAAATGTTACAGAAGAAGGGTTTACATATCAAGGTGTAGGACAAAGAACAAAATATACAGAAGTTGAAGTTGGTTATTTTGATAATGATACCCAAGAAATGAATTTTGAACTTATAACAACTGATGAAATATCAGCTTTGGCCACGCCTAGTACAAACAATCCAAATGGTTTAGATGCTTTGAATAAATTTGGTAGCACAAGAAAAACTTTAAAAGCTTTTGCCTGCACATCAAGAGGTCAGGCAAATAGATTAGGTAGGTGGTTTTTGTATTCAAATTTAAAAGAATCAGAAGTTGTATCTTTTACAACAACACTTGAAGCTGGTGTAATTGTAAGACCAGCAACAATTATTGGAATTGCAGATTCATTAAGGGCAGGGGTTAGAAGAGGTGGTCGTATAAAATCTGTTTCAAGTACTACATATGTAGATCCGATTACAAATACAACAATAAATACAACAGCTATTGAGGTTGATGATGAAAATAATACTGATTTGACAAGTGAAAATTCTGCTGCATTATCTGTTGTTTTACCTGATGGTTCAGTTGAATCTAGGTCTATTCATAGCATTTCGGGTACCACAGTTACACTTTCTTCTTCTTTTTCTTCTGATCCCTTACCAAACAGTGTCTGGGCTATTGAAAATACAAATGTTGAGTTTCAAATTTATCGTGTAGTTTCCATTGAAGAAAAAAATGAATCTGAATATACAATTACAGCAGTTATTCATGATACTAATAAATACGCACAGGTAGAAGATACGACTGTACCTGCGAATCCAAGAACAATTACAACATTACTAAACGAAAAACCTTCTCCAAATAACTTATCTGCAACAGAACAAATAATTGAATTAGATAATAGAGCAATATCAAAAATATTTATAACATGGCAACCAGTGCAAGGTGTAAATGAATATTTAATTGACTTAAGATATAGTGATGGGGATGTAGACGAGGATGGAGATGAAGGTGTTGAAAATCCTGAAAGGTTTAGAATATCAAGACCAAGCTTTGAAATTGTTGAATCAAGGGCTGGTAGATATGAATTTGCTGTTAGATCATACAATGCTTTAGGTAAATTAAGTAGCAGTAAATCAAATTTTGTTTTTAACGCTGTAGGTAAAACAGCATTACCAGCAGATGTACAAAATGTACAAATTGAACCCATATCAGATCAATTTATAAGATTACGTTTTGATAAATCAACAGATGTTGATGTTTTGCATGGCGGCAACGTAATAATTCGTGGATCCAATTTAACAACTGGTGCATCTTTTACAGATTCTGTTGATATAGAAGAATTAGCAGGCAATGTAAATGATGCTGTTGTTCCAAATATTGTCAATGGTACTTATTTTTTAGCATTTAGAGATGATGGTGGAAGAATAAGTGCTAACGCTGCATCAATAAAAAATATTTCAACACAACCTGATGTACAGCCAAAACTCACAGTTTTAACAGATAGAGAAGATACAGACACCACACCTTTTAATGGTTCAAAAGTTGGTTGTTTTTTTAGTAGTGATTTAAATGGTCTTGTTCTTGGTCTTGAAAATACTATTGATGGTGTTTCTGATTTTGATGCCATAGAAGATTTAGATTTATTAGCAAATACAGTTGCTACAGGTGGTACTTATAATTTTGCAAATACTTTAGATTTAGGCGGTAAACAACCACTTGTCTTACAAAGACATTTTGTGACAAAAGGTTTTTATAATAATCAGTTGTTTGATGATAGAAGTGCATTTATTGAAACATGGACTGATTTTGATGGTACAACTGTTGCTATTGATGTTAATGCTAAGTTGCTAGTAGCCACGACTGATGCTGACCCTGATCCTTCAACTGCTGGTACATATACTATTACTGATGGAACAAAAATAGATGACATTTCTGATTTTAACGCTATTGCAAATTTAGATTTGGTTGGTGCTGGTACGACAATTACTATTACAAAATCTTCTCATGGATATTCTGTAGGAAGTTTAGTGTCAGTTGATTTTACATCTGGATCAGGCGTTGATGGTGATTATGAAATAAAAACTGTACCTGATGTAAATTCTTTTACATTAACTTCTGCATCTTCTTTATCAACCAGCGGTAACTGCAATTTCAGTGGAGAGTTTAGCCAGTTTAATCCTTTTGTAAATGGTAAATATATTGCAAGGGGATTTAAATTTAGATGTGATTTAGAAACAAAAGATATTGCACAATCTATTGAAATTGAAGAGTTAGGCTATACAGCACAAATAGAAAGCAGAACAGAAACAAGCCTTGGCAACACAGGTGCTACAAATGGAGTCTTTGCATCTGGCACCTCTACAAAGTCAGTATCCTTCACCAATAGTTTCTTTACTGGTCAGTCAGGCACTAGTGTTGCAGCAAATTCTGTTTTACCTTCAATAGGAATTACTATTGAAAATCAATCGCAAGGTGATTTCTTTGTTTTATCAAATATAACTGGAAGTGGTTTTGATATTGATGTAAAAGATTCTAATGGTAATAATGTTAATAGAAATTTTAAATATGCAGCAACAGGTTTTGGGCGTGGAAGTTAATTTTAGGGTAGTATATAATTAAATAAAATTTATAGTTACAAATGGCACAGCATGATTACGTTATAGACAACTCTACAGGTGCTAACGTCAGAACCGACATAAATCAGGTTTTACAAGCAATATTATCAAACAACCAAGGTACAAGTGACCCAAGTGCGACTGCGGCTGGAATGTTATTTTTTGATACTAATAATGATTTGATGAAGATGAGAAATGAAGGAGATAATGGCTTTATAAATTTATTTACAACAACTGGTGGCCCTGCTTTTCCTGTTGATGGAACAATAAATTCAGTAAATATTGGTAAAGGTACAAACTCTGTTGCTGGTAATACAGTGCTTGGAGAAAATGCTTTGGATGCTGCTGTAACTGGCGGCACAAACACAGCAATCGGTAATCTTGTTATGACAGTGTTGACCTCTGGTGCGAATAACACTGGTTTGGGTTCAGAAACTTTAGATGCACTGACAACAGGCAGCAACAATACTGGTTTGGGTTACGCTGCATTATCAGCAGTAGTGAGTGGTAGTAATAACACAGCGGTTGGTAGACAATCATTGTCAAATAATACAGCAAGTAATAATACTGCGGTAGGATTTTATTCCCTTATTAATAATGTGGCTGGCACTCAGAATGTAGCAGTTGGAGCTTATGCCCTAGATGCTAACACCTCGGCTGATAATAATACCGCTGTGGGTTACAACTGTATGGGTGCAAACGATACTGGGACTTTGAATACTGCTATGGGTTCAGAATGTTTTATTACAAATACCTCTGGCGGGAGTAATACAGCAATTGGGCAAAATTGTCTTAATGCCAACAGCACTGCCAGTAGCAATACCGCAATGGGTCAAAGTTGTATGGCAGCTAATACTACTGGAGATAACAATACCGCCTATGGCAAAAATGCTCTTGCAACCAATACTTCAGGCGTTGGAAATATCGCTATTGGATTTGCCGCTGCTAGGATCCAAACGACTGCAAACTACAATACTGTTATTGGATATGATGCGTTAGATGCAAACGAAACTGGAACTGGAATTGTGGCTGTTGGATACCAAACATTAACTAATAATACTGGTTCAAATAATACTGCTTTAGGATATAACGCTTTACTTTCCAACACCTCAGGTTTAAACAACGTGGCTGTTGGTACTTTAGCTTTAGATGCTTGCCAAACTGTAAGTCAAAATACTGCTGTTGGTTATGAATCATTGACAAACTGTACTGGTGGAGATAATACAGCTATAGGAGCATATGCAGGCGATGTCACAACAACAGGCACAAATAACACATCTCTTGGTTTTCAAGCAGACCCTTCTTCTAACAGTGCATCAAATGAAGTAACTCTTGGTAATAGTTCTGTAAGTGCTTTGAGATGTCAAGTTGCTTTGACTGTTTTATCAGATAGAAGAGATAAAACTAATATAGTTGATCTTCCAACAGGCTTAGATTTTATAAATCTTCTTAAACCACGCAAATTTGAATGGAAAACCAGAGAAGGTGTTAAAACAAAAGATGGAACTGTAAGGGCTGGTTTTATTGCTCAAGAATTACAGGAAGCACAAAAAGGTTCAGAATATCTTAATTTAGTTTATGAAAATAACCCAGAAAAACTAGAAGCAACTTATGAAAATTTAATACCAGTACTTGTAAAAGCGGTACAGGAATTATCAACAAAAGTCACAGCCCTTGAAGCAGGGTAAACTTTAATTAGTTAATTTTTTATTATGGAAGAAAAAACCGCAGAAGAAATTGCAAAAATTTATCTTATTGCAGGCGATAGCGTCACTTTAATAAATAAAGATGCAAATTACGCTGCATATCAAGCTGCTAATCCAACATCTTTTTACAATGAAACAGAATGGAAAGATTTGATAAAAAGAAATGTAGATCATCTCGAATTTATAAAGGCTTACAAAAAACTTGATGGCACAACTTCTATATGGACAACCGAATCGTTTACAGCTATAGATGCTGCTATAACTACAGGTAAGGCTATTTATTCTTAAACTATGGATTTACAAAAATTACAAGAAATAAAACAGAGTCTGTTAATGGAGAAAGAAAAGCAGCTTGCGAGTCTTTATGAAATTACTGGTGCGATAAAGTTGTTAGATCAACAGATTTTGGAGATGTCAAAATCCGAAGATAACCAGCCAACAGAAACACAGGCATCAACCCCACAAGAAAAAACAGCGTCATCAATGTAAGTGGTGCTACCATTTTATTAATAACTTTTTGGATCATGTTTGCTCGTATTTGTCAGGTAGCTTCATTGTTGTCTCTATTTCTTAGCTTGTCAATGTTAGGCGGTTCGTACTATGCTTTCAGATTTGTAACAAGCGAGCAGTTCAAGGCTAGAGTTATGAATGAAGTTCTGGATAATGTAAAAGGAATTATGCCAAAGGTTTTGGACAATGCTTTACCAGATATGACAGGAGGTACTATTCCAGAATATATCCAGCCAAAGAATTAATGATTTTTGGATTTATAAAAAAATTAATAAAATACTATGTTGATAAATTTATACATTGGCTGCGTATGCAAAGATTTAATTTAGAGCTTGATAGCGATATAAAAAAATATCATGAACAATTAGACAAAAAAGTAAAAAAACCTCAAATTAAAGAAGTTGGTAAGTTTGGAGAAGATGGGTGGTCTATTTCTATAGGTGACATTGAAGATGGAGATTCCAGAGATTAGTATAAAACAAATAAATGTTCCAGAGGTTTACATTCCTGAGATATACAAGCCAGATTCTGTATTACCTGTAATAAAAAATCCAGAAATAGATGTTGTAGGTTGTACTTATCAGCATAGAGATATAAAAAATACTGGTAACACACAGCTTTTACTTGATGACCCAAATGGAGTGTTTCTGACTTGTGGTGAATCTTTGTTTCCTAGCTTTTACCCTATCGACTACAGACCAGATCAGTTAGTAATTACTGAAGATTTGCCGGTTACAAATGAAGCTCCAGCTATGCCAGAATCAGATATTCCAAAAACTAAAGCACCAGAGAAGAAAAAAGAAAAATTAGTAATCCCAGAATGTCCTAGTAAAAATGAGCAAAAAGTAGGAGATTACAGAAATGCAAAACGTATTGAAAGAGTAATAGGGCATAAGTTATCGTCAGACAAAACAGAGTGCATTACCCTTTATGAGGACGTACCCTTTCGAGAGACTTTTATTGGTACACCTGAAGTTCTTGTTTCTACTTTTGCTATTGGTCTGGTCGCTGGTAGCTCTGCGGCTCTTGTCCCTGTGATACAAGGGGCTGCGAAGGCTGGTATTAAAAAGTTAGGAAAGCGTTTTTCTAAAAAAGACAAGGTATAAACATAAGCAAAGGATTTTACAAGCCCTTTACAAGCGATTTAAATGGCCTATTTTTTTTTGATTTTGTGAGTATGAGGCAAAACTTGGTTTGGTAAAGGTATAAGCTTTACATCTTTACAAGTGACTGCGTGTTCACCTGTCAGCACTACTCCTAGCTTTGCTTGCTTACCACATACCTCTAATCTATATAAGGCCATTTCTAATTTTGTTTTCTTAATTAATAACTCTTGAGCCTCAATATTTACTCTTGCAGCTTTTTTACATAACTCCCCACCATCGCCCAAAGGGATATTGAATTGCATAGATATTCCATAATTTAAATTGTAGTTATCTTTTTCAAATCTTGGTGTTTCTTGAATATATTTTATTGCCCCTGTGTCCTCGTCATAGATGTTTTGTCTGGTAACTGTTTCTATTGGCCTGTTAAAGCTCCAAGCATCTGTTAAGTAAGGAGTTATGGTCAAACTGGGCGAGGTGCAAACAATTCCTTGACTGTAGCGATTCTGGGGCAAGCTTG